AGAAATAACGATTCAGCAGATAGATTTTGTCCTGCAAGGCACCACCGATGTCACGGCTTTTGTGCAGTTCGATCCTGATAGAAGTGCAGGTGGGACTAACGTCATCAACGCGGGAACAGTCGTGAGTAACACAACGACCGGTCAAGAACTTTTGGTATTCGATAATGCTGTCATACCAGCCGGAAACTGGGTGTGGGTATTTTTCTCCGCTATCACTGATCTTCCCGATGAGATCAACGTGTCCGTGGTGTACAGCTAATGCCTACTCGTGAAGAAGCTCTGCGGTTTATGGAGGACTCCAGGCGGACAGTTCCCCCTCCTACGGACGCTGTTCGTGTTGAGAATTTGCGGCGGCAGAATCTGAGGCTGAAGTTTGTGCCACCCGATCTAACAGATGATGAGCTGTTGGTTATCTTGCGGAAGGTCGATCAGTTACCACCAGATAAGCCATTTCCTCCAGACCGGGAAATCTGATGGCCCTAATAACAGACTCTTTTCAGGAGACGAACGATTACTGGGCGACGTGGACGCATGTATTCCAAGGCAAAAACCTTACGTTCCTTCCACCTCCATTCCAAGCAACTCGTCAGATTCAGGGTAACTTTTTCATTGGACTGCAAGCGCAGGACGTGAACATGTTCAACACCCAGATCCCCGTTGGAGCAGAGGTAGATGTCGCGACGATGGATGTCATCGCATTCGCTAATTCGGCAGTTGGCACTCACACAGCGACGATAAATTCACCGGAGCGATCATTTGGCAGTCAACTCTTAGATCCATACCAGACACCGTTCATCCCGTTTACAGGCTGGCGCAGAGACTTCTGGTCGAATCAGGAACTCGCGGTCGTCAGTACGACGTTCACTTTCATTGCTCAGCCGATTGGTTTCAACGTTGGTAATGCCTTTTGGGAGATGAATGCGTTCACTGTGCTGGGAGGTACGGGCTCAAATCGGGAAAACATGGCGCAGAAGATCACTGTCCTGGATTCGGGTAATAATACGGTCTTCTTCATCTCATACCAGATGCAGCGAATCGGTGACCCGAGTGGCGACATTACCGTCCGGATTCAGGGCATCACAACTGATCGAGGAGTCACTATCCCGGACGGTATTACTATCACTGACGGTACCAGTACGCCTGTCGATGCCACTACCCTATCGACCACGGGGCTCAGCGGAGTCATTTTCTTCTTCCCAGGTAACCCGGTGCTGGTAACTGGACAGGACTATTTTCTCGTCATCGAGGTGGAGTACCCGACCAGCGTGGTTGACCACATCAGGGTTGGGCATCTGAATGAATTCCTCTCGGACGGGCAGCTCTACCACTTTGGTGAGGGGCTGGGTAATGACTGGCAGAACGGTCCAGGTAGCGTTGATGCGAATCAATGGCATACCGTGGGATCTCCTCGCGTGGCGGCAGATATTGACTGGGACATACCTCAGTTCTTTACGGGTGTGACCTATTCCACTCCAGACATTACAGCACTTGTGCAGGCGCAGATTGACGATCCTGGCTACACGGCTGATGCTGGCATCATAATCGGTGTTGATCGAGTCCAGACCGACCCGCTGCTTAATCGAATCTGGCGCAGCAATTTCTTCGCTGGTCTTGTCGATGGGCCTGTGCTAAATATCTCTTACCGCGAACGACGGATAATGCTCACATAGGAGAAGACTGATGGGTAAGAACGTTGGATTAACATACGGGGAGTTTAAGTTCCCGTCGGAGCAGGGCTTCACCGGTTCCGCAGGCAAGCAACCTGTTAAGGGTTACATGCGCGGCGGGCATGTGAAGAGTCCCGATAAGACCAAGGGTAAAGGAATGTCCCGCGCGGGCATGCCGAAAAACGTCAAGGCGGAAGGGGGCGTCGTGAAGGCTGGCGAAGGCGGCTACTACGGCAAGCCCGGTGACAAGTATCCGACGCTGAAGTCTGGACCTGCAGGTGCACGGTCGGCGATGCCGAAGGGTGTCAAGAAGCATGGTGGTCGGGTGAAGAAGCAGATGGGCGGCTACATGGGTCCGGAGCGTGAGATCGCAGTCGATGACGTGAAGATCACGGTGCCTAAGAATCGTGGCGGCAAGATGTCGATGCACGACAAGGCGTACGCCGAAGGCGAGAAGATGGGCTATAACCGTGGTGGTTATCACGACGCGATGTACAAGCACGGTGGCAAGATGGGCTACGCCTATGGTGGTCAGGTGAAAGACACCTCAGGCGAGTTCGTCGCGAAACGTGCCAAGCAGGACACGATGGACCACGGTGTGCAGCCCGCACAGAAAGGGAACAACGAAGCGGAAGTCGAGGCTGGCGGCAATAAGCGTCTGAAGGCTGGGTACGGACATGGTGGTGGCGTGCATCGGGTTCGAGACCGAACCAAGGGTAAAGGAAAGTCACGGGCTGGCTTCCCGGCAACTGTAAAAGCACGGGGCGGACTGCATAAGAGTGCGTCACGACGCGCGGTGGGTACTACGCGTTCTGCAAAGGGCGGACTGATGGAATATGCCCATGGTGGTTACGCTGCTAAGCCTGCCGGTGACAAGAAGACTCACCCGACGGGACGTGGACGTAAGCCGTATACCGGGTACAACAAGCAACCCGGCGGCAGTGGCAATGAGGACAAGCGCTACATGAGTTAGTGCGAGGAGCGAGCTACTAATGCCAACGTCAGGAACAGTCGGTAGCACAGTCTTCCTGAATCAGCAGATCATTGATCATGCGTTTCGGCGCTGCAAAATGGTCGAGCAGGAGATCACCGGGGAGCACCTGGAGATCGCACTAGAAATGCTGTGGCTATACACCCAGACCCTGGTCAACAAGGGCATAAAGCTGTGGAACGTCATTCCACTGCTGGAGCCTATCTACCATCGCAGGCAAACGGTTCCACTTCCCGTTGGTACCGAAGACACATACACCATTAACCTGCGTAATCAGAACAGGGTCACGGGTACTGCAACTGCGTCGGAGGGGATTGCTGATAACGCCTTCGATGCCGACCTTGAGTCAGCTTGCACCCAGACTTTAACGCTAGGCACGATCACCATGGCTCTGGACGATGCCACGTTCATATCTACGTTCGGCATCTTGCCCAATGTTACTGGGACCTGGGACTACGTGATCGAGGGAACGAACGATAACTTTGTGACTTCGGTGGCTCTTATCACACGGACAGCTCAGGTAGTTGTTGATGCGACGTGGATATGGGTGGATGTGCAAGGACCCCTCGCTACTGGCGTCACGGAATTCGATGCGTATCGGCTTCGAGCGACCGGTACCACAGTGCTCGATGTGCGAGAGCTGGTGTATCAGAACACTCCCAATGAGATTCCGATGTACAAACTCAATCGGAACGACTATGCAAACCTTCCCGACAAGATCAGCACGGGTAGGCCGACGCAGTTTTGGTATGACCGGCAGCGCACGCAACCGGAATTAGAGCTTTGGCCTAATCCTGGAGAGGAGTTTACGTTCGACCAGATCACGGGCTTCGTGCAGCGACAGGTACAAGACGTAGGTGAGATGACAGATGAGCTGGAGGTTCCGGATCGCTGGTACCTTGCCCTCGTGTGCAACTTGGCAGCACAGATGGGCAGAGAAATTAAAGAGGTGGACGAGGTCATCATTCCCCGATTGGACCTCGATGCACAAAAGTATTTAGATGACGCATGGACGGGAGAGACCGATGAGTCTGAAGTGTACTTGCGTCCCAACATTTCACCCTATACGAGGTGATTCATGCCTATCTTTTTAGACCCAACTGGGAAAACGACTTACGGCATTGGGATCTGTGCTCGATGTAGTTGTAAGTTTTTCTTGGAAGATTTGCATTCGGACCCGAACACTCCCGGTCTGAAGGTGTGTATCGATGATCTCGATGATTACGATCCTTATCGTCTGGCTCCACGTCAAGCGGATCGAATTACGTTGCCGTTCTATCGACCTGACCAGGATCTGACAGCAGGGGGACCGAACCCGAACGTGAACTTCCTGGGAGGTATTAGAGAAGCTCCTGGTGCGAGCCCGCGTATATCAGAAGATGGGAGATTGCGTGTGCTTGAAGATGAAACAGTGAACCAAGATGAGGTAGATCTCGATGCCTAACATTAAAATCTCAGATCTGCCTCCAATAACGTTGCCCATTGATGGGGCGAATACTTTCCTGGAGGTCCAGGTTACCGTAGCTGGGGAATTCGTCAGCCGAAAAGCTTCGGCAGATAATCTCTCAGCTGCAATCGGGTTAGATGCAACGTTCGTCACTATCTCACCGAACGCAATCCTGGCTAACGAACGAATCCTTACCGGTGGATTTGGAATTACTGTCACTGACGGAGGAGCTGGGAATAACGTTACCCTTGCTTTCGATGAAGCTGAATCACCTGTGGTGGTCACTGGCTTGTGGACATTTAATCGAGCCGCAGGTGGAGTGACATTTGGTCCGAGTACAGAACTGAACTTCCGCAATGTTGCTGATGACAGCACAACGTTTTTGCAGGCGTTAGATGGAAGTATCCAATGGGGAATCGCTGGAGCTGGTTTCGACGTTGACTTCATGGATTTCGGCGCTAGCTTTATTCATTACAGATTCGGTGCTCCGCTCTTCGTTGATGAACAGGCTGCAGCTAACGCTGATCAGTTGGGTAAAGGTCAATGGTGGGTGCGCGATGACAATCCGAATGTCCCGATGTTCACGGATGATTTGGGAACCGACTTCGTCTTAAGCGATGTTGGCTACTTCTCTCTGTCTGCAACTGATCGTGTCGTCGGTAGCAACGCAGGCACGTCGCAGACTGGTGACAATGTCATCCTTGGAGGCGCACTCGCAGGCGACCTCAACATTGCAGATGGCGTCATTGCACTTGGTCAGAATGCCTTCGCTGCTGCAGCAGCGCTCGACTTCGTTGGCTCCATTGCCATCGGTCGGAATGCAGGTGCGCTCCTAGGTGACACTCGTGACCCGTGGGTAATTATTGGAGATGGTGCTGTCGCGTCTCTTCCCGGCGCATCGTTCCATGATGGAAACACTGTAATTGGAACGAATGCTCTTGGATCTCAAGCATCGGGCACTATGCAAGGGAATACCGTTATTGGTCATGATGCTGGCTCTGATATGACTGGGGCAGCAGGACTCGGAGTTATGAGTAGTTCTACAGTCATTGGTTTTGATGCTGGCAGAGGAACCGTTAACGCTTCCATCAACAGTACGGTGCTTCTTGGACGAGCTGCTGGCGGCGATCTTAGATCAGGGGGTGTTACCTCATCCGTCCTTATCGGCAACAACGCTGGCGAATCTTTTGGCGGAGCTACATTAAACGTCATTATTGGATCTATGGCTGCGACGAACGCTATAAATATGGACACCTCTATCGTTATCGGCTGCAACACTGCCGCCTTCAGCGTCGCGCAAACAGCAGATCAAATCCTTATCGGCCATTCAGCCTTTCCTGGCATTCTTACTGGCGAGACGAACGTACTCATTGGGAATTCTCTAGGAATTACCGGGACACAGCTAGACTTCGATCACTGCGTCATTATTGGTCACCTTGCGGGCAGCAAGTTAATTGATGATCAAGACATTTTTGCAATCGAACAGCCTCAAAGCAATACCTCCAATTTAGCTCGCCCGTTCCTGTTCGGGAATTTCCTGAATGGGAACTTAGCCCTCTTAAATATCGCGGCAATGACCGGCGGTCTTGAAACAGGTGATCGTATTGTTCCTGCGTGGGCAGATGCTGCTCCCGTAGCTGGTCAAGGTGTCTTCTCCATGTATGGGGCTGGAACTGACCTTGCAGCAACCACGGACACGGACTTTGTCCATATGTACGTCCGCAGCGCCGACAACAACATGATGTTCCGGTTTGAGGATGGCAGCGAGATCGCACTGAATTCCGCTGGCTTCACTGTTGCCGGTATCGGTTTCATTAGGAGCGTAGGTAACACCGATGCTGAAGCCCGCCTCTTAAGCTATCAGCACGCCGATGGAACTCAACGTGCCTTTACCGGCCACGATGTCGATGACGTCTTCAATATCGCCAACCAGATCGATGGCGGCAATGTTGAAATCAACGCCACCGATGCAGTCTCAGCAGTTATCACCGGGTTTATTTTTGATCCTGATGCTCTGACGACAGTCAGAGGAGATACAGGTCTCCAGTTAGAAACCACTGGTGGCCCGATGACCGTGAGTATTGCTGGAACAGTCCAACAGACCACTGATGTAGACGGACAGCTTTTCATCAACACTCTGACTGGTGCGTTCGACGCTCAGGGCAGCAACATTGTTTCTGCAACGCCCGCAGACATCTCTATCTTCGCTGCCGGGAGCGCCACGAATGGAGTAGACGGAGGTAACGTCGAAATTTGGGCCGGATACGCTGCGGGAAATGCGCCAGCGCGAGGCGGCGACCTTGTACTTTTTGGCGGAGGCGCGGGCGGTAGTGACCCTACAGGCGGTGACCTTTTAGGTTTCGGCGGTGAAGCGGACATTTCGCCCGGTGATGTCATCTTCACAGGCGGTGTAGCAACTATCCAAGGTACTGGTGGCTTTGTCGCGATCAGAGGTGGGGCTGGTTTCGGTGCAAACGGTACAGGTGGGCGTGCCGATGTAATCGGGGGCGCGGCCACAGGCATTCGCGATGGCGGAGATGTTCGTATTACCAGCGGTACATCTGGCGGCGGTGCAAGCGCAGACGGCGGTGAAATTCAGCTTACTGGGGCCAATTCTGCTTCAAGCTCAGCTGGCGTCGGTGGCGCAATTATACTTCGAGCTGGAACCGGCGCGGGAATTGCCGGTGCAGGCGGCTTCATCGATATTATTGGTGGACTCGCACCTGGCGGTGGAGTGGTTGGACTTGGCGGCGCAGTCACCATTGCTGGGGGAGGCAACAACGGATCACAAAGCGCTGCTGGCGCAGCATCACTCTCTGGTGGTGACGCTACAGGTGCCAACAACTCAGCTGGCGGTGCGGCCAGTCTCGTTGGCGGTGTTGGCCGTGGCACAGCTTCTGGCGGTGCCACCTTTGTAACCGGCGGTCTCGGCGGTCCTACTGATACTTCCGTAGGCGGCGCGGTCACCATAGATGGCGGCACGTCGGCGGCGACAAACGGCGATGGCGGCAACATTGTTCTAAATGCCGGTGCGGGAACTGGTTCCGGTGTAGACGGCCAAATCATAGTTGCTCAGATCATCACTGGCTCTGCCACACTCCCGGCCCTAGCGTTTGGCGATGGCAATACCGGCTTCTGGGAGAACATCGATAATGTTCTGAACATCGGTGTGGGCGGCGTTCGACAATCCGTCTGGACCTCTGCTCAGTTCGCCATGGACGCTGGTGGTGGTCCAGCCTTAAAAAACGCCAGCAGTACTGTCGCCCTTCCAGGCGTAGTCCCCAACAAGGCTGACCTCGATACAGGCATGGGATCTGACAGTGCCGATCAGCTGCACTTCTCGGCTGGTGGTCTGGATATGCTGCGTCTCGTAGAGACAGGCGTTGCCGCTACAGATCAAGTTCGAATCGCCCAGACTATCGGAGGTGCTGTTGGGACTCCCGCGTTTGCGTTTGGTGATGGCGATACTGGTCTTTTCGAATCTGCTGATGACATTCTTAATATCGCAACTCTCGGCGCAATCGCAATCCAGATGACCGGTGGTGCCGACGTTGCACTGTTTAACAACGGTGTCGAGGTCGCGCGAACCGACACCACGGCTAACGGTGGCTTCGAGGTGGACGCAGGTGACGGATTCACCCGAGTTCTGAATCTGCATGATGAGGAGGTGCTACGAGTAGATGGTGATGTCGCATTCAATAACGATATCACCTCGAACGCAGTTGGTGACTTAACCGGTAGTCTGATAGTTGCGACAGGCGAGCACTGCATTATCGAAGGAATGCTCCGGTTTGAATCCGCGAGCGCGACTCCAGGTCTACGCTGGCAGCTCGATCTGTCCGGTGCGGCGATCACGGATTCCTCAGTTGCATTTACTTTGATTATTGCCGGAGGTACGGTCGAGGGCGATATCGAGGTAGCGGATGTAGACATCACTCACGCAATGGCTGCGAACACCGAACACGTGTATAAGTTCTTCGCAACTTTCACAGCCAATGCCTCGATCATCCCGTCAATTGCGTTTGCGCAGAACGTCTCTGACGCTACAACAACAAGACTCTTAGACGGGTCGTGGGTTAAGTATTCGGTCATCGTATAGAAGTTTCACAACCAATGGAGAGTTAAAAATGGCAAAGCAAGAAGTAACACCCGTTCAAGTTCAGATGGCAGCAGCCGCAGGTGTAAAACTGTTGCAGGTCGATGATCTGCCGGTGCCGCTGATAGTGGCAAAGACTGGCGCACTGGGCATTCTTGAAAGCATGCTGAACGCACTTGCAAACGGTGAAGTCGTGCTGACGCAGCCACCTGTAGCAAATGCACCTCCTCCGGGAGATCCAGCTCCTACCCCTGATGAGGACACTCCGGAGGGAGTGGTTCCTATCAAGGAAGCGAAGACGTAAATGTCACTCACTGTCAGTAAAGACGAAGGGATCAGGATATCTGTGGCAGCACTGCTGTCATGGATTCCCCTGATTCCTGTCTTCTGGTTCATCGTCAAACCGATATTGGTGACAGCAGTTAGCGAAGCGATGGCAAGCGATGTCGCGATGCAGATACAGAAGGAGGCCGCACCGATTAAAGGTGCATTCAGCGTCCTGATCCTGCGCGACATCTCGTACCTTCGCAAAGAGATCGCAGGTATGGAGTTCCGAAGGGATAACCCTCCTGAGGAGGACTGGGCTGCAGAAGATGCTGAAGATCTAGTGGATCTTCAACTGGAACTGGAGAGTATGCAATCGGCTTTGAATGAGTTGAGGGCAGAAGTCGAATGACCTGGGCTTACGGAAAGAACTCTCTCGAGAACCGTGACACCTGTCACCCGAAGTTGATCAAGGTTATCGACTATGGGCTACACCTTTCGCCCGTGGACATAGCGATCATTTACGGTTGGCGCGGAGAACTCACTCAGAACGGTATGTTCAGGAGCGGCGTAAGTCAGAAGCAGTGGCCCGACTCCATGCATAACAACGTGATCGAAGGCGTGGGTCCTCAGTCGTTAGCGTTCGACTTCGGGCCGTATGTTAAAGGCGTGGCTATTCCTTGGGAAGACACACACATGTTCGCACTCGTTGCGGGTATATTCTTCGCCGCCGCTGAGGATCAGGGGACAACGCTTCGGTGGGGGGGAGACTGGGACATGGACGGACTGACAACAGATCAGGATTTCATGGACTGGGGTCACTTAGAACTTGTAGGGGAAAGCGCATGAGTAAGCTCAATACAATACTTGGAGCATCGGTGGCTGCATTGATCCTGTTTCTGACAGGTATGCTGGCACTGATGCAGACGCCGGGGGTTGAGTCAGTGGGAGACATCGGGCAAATAGCATGGATTGTTCTTGCTGTCGGTGCGTTGATCAGCTTCCTCAAAGATTTTCAATCAATCAGTACTCGTCGCCTGATTAACAAGGTGACCGGTACCGGTGACGGAGGAGGTTCGATATGAAGCAGCTACTTTACAACAGATATCTCTCGTTTTTTGTCCTGCTGCTGCTGGTCGGATTGCAGGGATGTGCATCAACCAATCCGATTGCAGCAGCAGAGACAACTGAGCAACGTGCGTACGCAGCTTACGGTACGTTTGTCATCTTCCAGGAGAAGGCAGCGGACCTTGTGGAGGAAGAAAGTATTCCCGATGGTGTGAAACTTCGCATCATAGCTGCAGAGGAGCAAGCGAAGCCGATAGCTGACGGATTGCTCGATGCATACGTGGAATTCCTTGCCATAAAAGCTGAGTTCAACGCTGGGGACACGAGTCAAGAGCGTCTGGTCGCTGCGGCAAACTCGCTGGACGACTGGATAATTCGACTCGCACCTATGGTCAACGAATTAATACGAAACCTACAAGGAGCTGAATAATGGATCCCCTTTCACTAATCATACTTGCAGTTAACGGCATTCGCACAGTGATTAACAATCCCGCTTTAGGTGGTGGCAGTAGTGTGAAATTTGACGAGGCCTCCAAGCTTCTCGGTATTCTCGGTACCTTGATTGGACAGGGTGCTGACGGAATGGATGACCTCAAGAAATTCACTGCATCCATCGAGGATATGGCAGCTAAAGGTCGGGCACCCACTGCAGAGGAGATGGGCATCTTAGATAGACGCTCTGACGATGCGCACGCGCGCCTTCAGGCTGCAAAGGAGGAGTTACTTGAAGAAACTACCCCCGAAGAGCCAGAGCCCGCACCCGAGCCAGAGCCCGAGCCAACACCAGAGCCAACACCAGAGCCGGATCCCGAAGTCGTCGAAGAAGACCCGGTTCCTGCGACTGAACCTGATCCGGTCGAAGAAGGTCCAGAAGATCCGCAACCACCCCCAACCGGGTGAGGAGTAACTGATGAAAACGCTATTCATAGCGGTGGCTGTTCTCGTGCTAAGCGCTTGCGCACCACCGGCAGATAAAGATTTCTTCGAGTGTGGTGCCACCAATACGTTGGTGGTCTGCCCGATTGGAGAGAGTCCTGATGCTGCTACCCATGGTGACTGTCGTGCAGTTGGCAGTGGTACGACCACGATAGCTGACGGCACGTGTAGTTAGGAGTATCGCATGGCTGTCTCGATGACCTTCAACTCGCTCTTATCAGATCTCCGTGCGTATCTGGAGCGAGGCACATCTGTGGATCCTACGGTGTTCGACCAGCTGCCCAGCTTGATTAATCTGGCTGAACGGCAGCTGGCGAACTCTATGAAGATCCTGGGATTTGTGAAGAACGTAACCGATACGTTGTCCATTGGACAGTCCGTGATAGCAAAGCCTAACCGCTGGCGCGACACGATCTCGATTAACTTCGGCGTGAGCGCAACGCAAATCAGGACTCCGTTGTTTGCACGGTCGTACGAGTACCTGCGGCGTTATTGGCCGGATGAAGACCTGACTGATCAACCGAAATTCTATGGAGATTACGATTACTTCAACTGGTTGATTGTGCCGTCGGCAGATTTTGCTTATCCGTTTGAAGTCAATTATTGGGAGTTGCCTGCTCTGTTAGACGATACAAACCAAACGAACTGGACAACGGACTTTGCCCCGAATGCCCTGCTTCATGGTGCGCTTTTGCAGGCAACTCCATTTTTGAAAAACGATGAACGAATTCCGGTATGGCAAGGGATCTACGACCGGGACCTTGCGATCCTGGAGGCACAGGATGTGAGACGCATCATTGATAGGAACGTTACGAGGGAGGCTGTCTGATGGCTTTTACTGATGTCTTTGGTGGCGAGCTAATCTTTCCGTCACAGCTCAGCTACCTTTCGATCACTACAGCTGTTGACGTCACACTGCAGTGGCCGACTGAGCAACAGATTACAGGCGACAGTGTTGTTGCCGACTTCATCGATGTAGATGCTTCGGTTGGATCACTCAACATTGACATGCCCTCTGCTCTGGTAACGGCTGAAGGCAACAAGGCGACGTTCAATAATGTAGGTGCCAATACATTCACCGTGCGTGACAGCACAGGTGGCACGATTCAGTCGATTGCCCCTGGAGAGGCGTGGGTTATCGTCCTTCGAGATAACACGACTGCTGCCGGTTTGTGGCGTACGTTCCAAATGGGTGCTTCGGTGTCCGTGGCAAGTGCCTCTGCACTGGCAGGTGCAGGCATCAAAGCTATCGGCATGCTACTCAATCAGAAGATCGATTCCGATGTCGAGGCATCGACACCGTTCACTGTGGTCGATGGTGATCGAGCGAAGTGTCTGATCTATACCGCTGGTGCTGGAACGGCCAACTTGCCTGCAGCGGGTACGCTTGGCAACGACTGGTTCTTTATGATACGCAACTCCAGTTCTGGCACGTTAAATATTGTGCCAGGGTCAGGCACCATTGATGGTTCTGCGAGCCTCAACTTGGACCCAAATGCTAGTACGTTCATCTTCACGGACGGCTCTGACTATTTCACCGTTGGACTCACTCAGTCCTCGACCATTGCGTTTGACTTCGTCTCGCTCGCTGTTCCTGGGTCGGGGGACTTTCCGCTTACGGGTGCAAACCTAAATCGAATTGCCTACCGTTTTACCGGTACTCTCACAGGTGCACGTAACATCGTTGTGCCGGGTACCGTGCAACAGTACTGGTGTGACAATTCTACGACAGGTGGCTTCGCTTTCACGGTTGCGACATCTGGGCAGGCGTCACCTCCGGCCATAGATGAGAATGAAACTCTAATTTTGTACTGCGATGGCACAAATGTGATCAACGCAGTAAATTCATCAGCTCTTACGCTTCCGCTTTCGGTTGCCCAAGGAGGTACCGGAGCGACGACTCCATCCGGAGCACGGGCTAATCTAAGTGTTCCACCTCTCTCACGAGACCTGATCGCGGGCTTGGGATTGGTAGGAGGTGGAGATTTAGCAGCAGATCGAACGTTCGACGTCGGTGCGGGAACAGGCATCACGGTTAATGCTGATGATGTGCAGCTTGAGATAGCCAGCACTCTCAATGTCGATCACGCTGGGGTGAACCTGCTGGCAGGCACAGGGATCGATGCAACAGGCCTGGGCGACATCACAGTCGATAGAACAATCAACGTCGATATGCTTGGGTTGGAAGATCTCGCCGCGCCAGCAGCTGACAGGATCTACTTCTTCGATTTCTCCTCTCTTGCCGCCGACTTCCTCGTCGTTGGAACCGGTCTGGCGATCACGCTGCTTCAACTGGACGTTGACATGCTTGGGTTGGAAGCCCTAGCCGATCCGGGTGCCGATAGGATTTACTTCTTCGATAATTCTGGTTCTACGGCTGGCTTCCTCACTGCTGGAGACGGTCTGACGATCACGTTGACCGACTTGGACGTCGATATGTTGGGTCTCGAAGACCTTGCTGCACCGGGAGCTGACCGCATCTACTTCTTCGACCAGAGCGTTGGTCCTGCTGCAGGATTCCTGACACTTGGTGCTGGTCTGGCGATCACGGCAACCGTACTCGACACCGTCGCTGGAGTAGGCTCAGTGTTCGCAGGGCATGTGAGCTTGCTGGGAACGACAGTGACATCAATTCTGCCAGCAGGATGGACGGTGGTTCGGTCATCACTTGGAAATTACGAGGTCACACACAGCTTGGGACTTACGGACTATGAGAATTTATCAGTGGTGTGCATGGGAATCAGCGGAGCTTTTGTTGCCAACACGGGATACCCGAGGTTGGTCCAGCTAGACAACACGAACTCGGACGGTAATACGTTTCGGGTCGTCATCACGACGGACTTTGCTGGCATCGATGAGATTAACAGCGAGTGGTTCTTCCACGCATCGATAATTTCATAATGGCTGCACAACCTGCACGTCTAGCATCGGCTCCCGGTATCAAGCGGGACAGTACTCGTTTCGATAACGAGCACTATGTCGATGGTCGATGGTGCAGGTTTCAACGAGGCTTTCCCAAGAAAATAGGAGGCTATCAGCAGGTCACCGACGAAGTACCTGAAGTCACACGTGGCATGCATTCCTTCTCTGCGGACAATATTCAGTACCTGCACCTGGGGCATCCCAATTCTATCGGTCAGTATCAGGTTTCGGACGGTACGTTGAATCTTTTCACTGATCGCACACCCGTGGGATTCATAACGGGCGTCAACAACCTGTGGCAGTTCGACATCATGGCTGACACTGCAGGTACCGGTAACCATCTTCTGGTTGCACATGCACCACCGAACACAATGGACATCGATAACACTGTTGGTGCAGACATCTTCATCGATACGATTGATGCCACTACCGTACTTAGCACGACGGGGTTGAATACCGATCCTACTACTGGATGGAACACCGGAACGTTTGGACCTGTCAGCGGGGGCATCGTGGTCAGCGGTGTTTATCTGTTTGCGTTCGGCAGTCGCGGACTCATCAAGCAGTCATTGGTCAACAACGTGGGTGGTATTCCTGTCGAGTTTAATCTGGGCACGCAGAAAATCGTCAAGGGCATGCCTCTTCGAGGTTCAGGTCAGGGTCCTGCTGTTTTGTTTTGGGCACTCGACTCTCTCATCCGAGGAACATTCATAACGGGGGGTCCTCCTGACTTCGCTTTCGACATCATTGCCCGAGGCATCACGATCATGAGTTCGCAGAGTGTCATCGAGATGGATGGCATTTACTATTGGCCCGGTATTGATCGCTTCCTGTTGTTCAATGGTGTTGTGCGTGAACTGCCCAACAACATGAATCAGAACTTCTTCTTCGATAACATCAACTTCAGGCAGCGGCAGAAGGTCTTCGGTTTTAAGATCCCGCGCTACAGTGAGTTGTGGTGGTGTTACCCACGTGGTAACGCAGTTGAGTGCACTCACGCTATAATTTTCAACGTACGCGAGAACACGTGGTACGACACAGCGTTGCCTGACAGCGATGATGTCAACCAAGGACGCACTGCAGCCATCTATGCTGACGTGTACCAACGTCCCTTCATGGTTGACAATGAAGTAGGGGCCAGCGGTCGCACACTTTGGCAGCATGAAACGGCATTCGATAAGATTCGCAGCTCGCAGATCAGCTCTATACAGTCATTCTTCGAGACGCACGAGTTCGCATTGCTCGATCAAAACATACCAGACCAATCTCTGAGCGTTGCCAGGGTTGAACCCGACCTCGTGCAGACAGGTGACATGACTTTAACGGTGCGTGGTCGTGCAAACGCCAAGGCTACCGTCGTCGATGGAGCAACAGAGACAATTTTTGCAACACCGTCCACACCCGACGAAGAGACCGTGAAGTTCAAAGAGATTAAGCGACTGATGAGCTTCAGGTTTGAATCGAATACAGGTGCAGGCAACTACGAGCTGGGTAAGACGTACGCGCACATCGAACCTGCAGACGGAAGGGTGGAGTCATGATCATTCATCCGGATGGTTTTCGTGATGACGATTTTCAAGGCTGGGCTGACCAGATGTCCTTCCTGATCAATGAGGATATACCCAGCTTTATGATTTATAAACCAGAGACGGGCGACACGTGGCAGGATTGGGCTATGGTCATCGTCGGTTCACAGGATGAGTTAGGGCAAGATTCACCTGATCCAGAGGCATTTGACACTTGGAAGGACTGGGCTGAACGGTTCTTCAACACACAATCTTTTATGGGATAGGACCATGGCAACAAGACGTAACGCACGCACCCGACCAGATTCTCGAGAGATGCAAATTATGGCTTCTCTCAAACCTCAGGGTGGCTTGGGGCAAATGCTAGCGCAGCAGGGTGCGGATCCAAAACTGCTCGCAGATGTAGCTGAAGTCGAAGGGACCCCCGGTGGCATGGAGCTGCTCTACACCCTTGCGGCGGAAGAACTGATGGAGTTCCAGGGTATCCCCAAGAAAGATGCCAAGAAGATACGTCTCTACCGACTGGGTGGACCCGTTCGTCGTGCCAAAGGCGGCTCTGTCCTACAAGCAGCAGAGACAACCCGACGAGCGGGGCGTGGTGATGATTCCATGATGCTGCACGTCAGCCCCGACGAGTACGAAGTCCTCGAAAAGATGTGGGGGAAGGCTGAGATCAACCCGAAGACCGGCATCGGTGAGTACGGATTCCTGAGCAAGATCTGGAAAAAGGTTAAGAAAACTGTGAAGAGAATTGCTAAGTCACAGATCTTTCAGATCGTTGCTCCCATCGCATTGTCGATCTTTGTCCCTGGTCTCGGCGCTGCTATCGGGGGTGCACTGGGAGCTTCTGGTACTGCGGCGAGTGTCATCGGTGGCGCTATAGTTCAAGGTGGACTGAGTGCAGCCGGTGGTGGTGACTTCGTGCAGGGAGCACTTAGCGGTGCGATCACCGGAGGTCTGGGTGATATTGCCGGTGGTGCGATCAAGGATATTGCTCCCGGCATCACTGACAGTACGGCAGCAATTATCGGTTCCAGTTTGGCCGGAGGTGCTGCATCGTCCCTGACCGGTGGCGAGTTCATGGAAGGTGCGATCTCAGGAGGTCTGCAACAGGCTGTCATGAAGCCCATGATGGAAAGCATCGCTGCGAAAGGGCAGGACATCATGGGAATTGAGGATACAGGTGGCATCTTAGCCCAACGCAAAGCGGACGAAAATATACTGAATATTGCATCGGGTGCAGCAATGTACGATCCGGCGACGGGTGCTTACGTCCAACCTCAAGATTTTACACCTGAGCAGATCGCAGCTCAGCAGCCCGTTGGTGCAGCTCCGGGTGTTGCTGCAGATCCGTCGGTTGCTCCGGGTGCAACTCCCGCCGCTGGGAAAGAGGGTATGGATTTGATGCAGTACGCACTCCCGGCGCTCATGATGGCAGGCCAAATGGGAAGCGAATACGAGGAAGGTGCGCCACCTGAGATGCCCCCGGATTTCCTACAAAACTTACCGGTCTACAACATGGACCGGCAGTTCCAAGGCATGGATCCCGAGGCGTACTACACGTACGGACAGGCAGGTGCCCCTCAGTCTGGACAGCATCTGTTCACTACCCCTGATCCTTTCGCCGGAGAGACCGGTACTCCCACAGTGGGGCCGGGACCAGCCGGTGGTCTGGGGGGTAGCGATCCTATCTCGCAGATGATTGCTCAAGGTCAGATCGTTCCCGGCGCTATGGTTGGACCGGGAGCTGGGGGAGGCCAACTGCAGATGGCAGGCTACCAGCAGGATCCCAACACGGGCGACTGGATGCCACCGCAACAACAGCTGGGACAGGGACTGCCACAGGCCCGTGGAGGCTACCAACGTGGAGGCGAGTTCGACTACTGGTCGCAGAACGCCGATGTTCCACGTGCGGCCCCCTCAGTGAGCGCTCAGGGACGTTATGTTAAAGGGAAGGGCACTGGTAGGTCCGACGACATTCCGGCTCTCCTGAGTGACGGTGAGTACGTCATGGACGCAGAATCGGTGGCACTCCTGGGTGACGGTTCCGGGGACGCTGGGGCTCGACAGCTCGACGAGATGCGCCGGAACCTCCGCAAGCACAAAGCCACGAACCTCCAGAAGGGGGGCTTCAGCCACAAGGCGAAGCAGCCACACCAATATATGGCACGTGGGGGCATGGCGAGCCTCCGCAGAGCGATAACTGAATCAGGGAGAGCGTAATGGCTAACGTCACAGACTTCCTCTTTGAGGGAAAGCCTCCGCAATCTGTCACAACCTATGGACAGACTGTGGAAAACGTTCCGAAGTGGATGTCAGATTACACACAGGGACTGATCGCGCGAGCCAATGCAGCAGCAGCTGAGCCCTACATTCCATACGGTGGTCCCAGGATCGCTGGCTTCTCGCCAGAGCAGGAACAGGCATTCGGTCTTGTCGAAGAGAACATCGGCGCGTACCAGCCCTACCTCGAAGCGGGAGCTGCGGGCTATGGCGGAGGCCTCAGTTCTGCTGCCAACATCGCAGCGTCAGCTGATCCTTACATGCAACAGGCACAGGGAAGTTTCACCGATCCCGGCGTTGCCGGTCGGTACATGGACCCCTACATTCAGAACGTGCTGGCTCGTCAAGCCGAGGAGTCCGGTCGTCATCTTAGAGAAACGTTCATCCCCGGTTTGCAAGGTGCATTCACCGGAGCGGGTCAGTTCGGATCCCGTGGTGGCTTTGGTTCGATGCAAGACATCGGTACACGTGGTGTCAGAGAGATCGCTGAAGGCCTGCAGGGACAGCAACTGGCTGCTCTTTCAGGAGCCTACAGTGACGCGGGTACACGGTACGAAGCAGAGCGGGCACGTTACGGACAGTTGGCAACTACACGAGGTGCCCTCGAAGAGGCTCAGGCTATGGCCCAGTTCGCCGGAGCCGAGGGAGTGGGCCGGATGGGCGAAGCAGCTCAGCGGATGGGTCTCCTGGACGCAGCTTCGATGGCAGAAATCGGTGCAGCGACGCAAGGGATGGATCAGGCAAGTATGGATCTCGCCTACCGAGATTTCATCGAGCAACGGGATCTGCCAATGCAACGAGTCGGATTCATGTCAGACGTCATTCGTGGTCTGCCGGATCCGGGAAGAGTAGCGACAACCACCGACGTGGGACCGGCTTCTATCTATCAGCCAGCAGGTCTGTCGCAACTTGCAGGTGCCTATGGTATTTACCGAGGTCTGCAAGAGGCCGAAGGTGGTTACATCGATGGCGAGTACGAGGACGTGACCGGCTACGCAGACGGAGGCTACGTCGATGCAGATGGTTACCAACTCGGCGGACTGGCAGCAGCAGGTCGAGGCATCATGGCAGGTGGTCGAAGAGCGATTGACTGGGCAAAAAGTCTTTATCCGGATCCCGGTCGTACTGTCGGCGTAGCCGGAGGTCACGATCTGACGTTGCAGCACAAGCAGGACTAACGTTATGAGAGCAGAAGTGGAACGTGCATACCAAGCAGGTGGTCTTGCAGCCGTTGTAGGAGCGGGGCCGGAGGAAGAAGAAGACACGGCTGCTCCTCTCCTCACTGTTGATGAGATCGTAGAACGAACTACGAACCCAAGAGCGGGGCAAAGCTTGACCTCGATGATGATCATTCAGAACAAGGACCAAGCTTTAGAACGTCTCCGCTCAGGTCGTGAAGACATTACAGCACGCAGGGCGGAGCGTCGCCGGTCGCAGGAACAGGAAAAATGGCTCGCGTTCGGGCAGGCAATGCTGACACCGACAAGGACAGGTGGTATCGGTGAATCAATAGGCATGGGTGCAGGTGCACTGCGTGAAGAGTCAGCCAAACGTGCAGCGTCTGAAGAACAGTACGACCAGCAACTGGATATGCTCGCATCGCAAGAGATTGCTGCTGAGGCTCAAGCTATCGATCAACTGCTCACAGAGGCTGGGCACGCTAACGCGGCCAAAGGTATTCATGGCGCGATTCAAACGATGGTCCATCAAGACGACCGGGGCTTACCTGTCGAGCAGCAACGAATCGTTTTTGGAAGCATGCAGCTAGTGGATGGTGAGTGGAAGATGGCGATGGTGCTAGATGGCAATGGTGACGCCTTCGAGGCTGCTGATCGATTAGATCCTGCTCGTGCAGCGGCTCTTATAGCAGCAACAGAACGGGCTAAGTCACAGACAGGTCGTAGTGAGGAATTTATCGCTACAGCATATGGCTACGTGGCTCCAATAGATAACATCAGGCGTGCCAATCAACTTTTCGAAGGCATTGATCCGGAGATCTCGACCAGTGGTGTCACTGTCCTCAGGAATCGATTGGCAAACATCTTTGGCGTTGACTTAGGTGACACTGTCGAATTGACCGAGTTGCAGATGATTGTTGCCGATCACTATCTGAGCAGACTGGAGGCGTTGAAGGGTAATACATCTGATCGTGACATTCAGGAAATGAAAGGCATCTCTGTCGGCCTGGGCCAGAACGCAACAGCAAACTACCGGATACTGAAGCGGATGGAAGCAGTTTATTCAACTGCAATTAGAAATGGCATCCGTGAGGCGTACCAGTCTAAAGATATGGATGCGGTCTCTGATCTGTGGCGCTCAGCAGACGGGAATGTATTTTTTAAAGATGCTCCATTCATTAAGAACGAAGACGATTACAACAACTTGGCTCCTGACACTTGGTTCTATATGGAAGGGGAGTGGGGTGAGAGACGTTATCACAAGCCTGCTCAGGAAGATGAAGCAGCAGCGGAAGAGGAAGGGTAATGACGACTAAAAAATCCCGGAAGAAATCCAAGAAAACGTTGGAGCAGGGTCCAGTGCCGCCTCCGAAGAAACCGTTGACGTGGTGGCAGAAATTTACGTGGAAGTGGTTGGGGAAATAAATGGCTGATCCTACCCAATGGGGCGCAGTTAGAGAAGACCGTCAAGTTGCGGAGGTTGAACAGGAAGATCTCGGACGTGCGAGGGACCTAAGTTTCTTAGGTGAAGCAGCACGGGATCCTGTCGGCTCTGCAACAGCAGCGGGTATGGATCTGGTTCGTTCGGGCGACGCAGGTGGTTTGGAGATCCCGAGGGTGGGAGGACCGTTAACTCCATACCCGATGGAACCCGGTACGTCACGTGCATCACAAGAGCTGCCTGAGATGTTCATCGGTAGTCGCCGGATGAATCCTCGCTTCGAAGAACTACAGCAGTCACTGGATGATCCTGAGCTGGGGTTCTTCTCACGAATGGGCCTCAACATGCAGCTGCAAGACATGATGGAGAGTGGTGAGGCCACCGAATTCGTCCCCACTGGTCTTGGTGCCGGTCTCAGTACTACGGATAAACTTATGATTTCGGCGGCAGCGATGACTATGTTCGATCCGGCAGAAGTTGCCCAGATGCTGACGCAGATCGATCCGGATACAGGTGAACGTAAGTGGCCTCAGTTTGCAATTCAACATGCTCCTGATGGAGCCATCGTCGTTACTAATAGACTGAATCCTGGGAACCCAGCCATCATTAATCGTCCCGGCTTCAGTGCTACCGATGTAGTGCAAATGCTGGGTATCGGTGCAGCGTTCACTCCTGCCGGTCGTGTGACTTCAGCGGTTAAGGCAACTTTTCCTCGCATATTGGCAACCATGGGTACGATGGGAGCTACCGAGGCTGGAATACAAGTGGGACAGGAAGTAGCCGGTGGTCAGTTCGACCCCGGTGATGTCGCTATAAGTGCTGCTGTGGGTCCTGTTGCTGAGGTGGCACGTCCAATTATCGGTACCGGTCAACGTATAGGTAGATTCATTGGCAGCTACATACCGGAAGATCTCTTTGGGATCAGAACGGGTTCCCAAGGACTCCAGGGTGTGATTCCTGAAGTGAAGGCACAGGTACTTGCCTACGCGAAAAAAGCAGGAGAATTTCTACAGTCAGGACGTCCTGCAATTGTTACGACACAAGATGCTGTGCCGGAGATGCACCCTCCGTTCCGTAACATCATACTGAAGGTAATTGAGCGCTTACCTGTGACAGGTACTGGTAGCTTACGCGTTGCCCAGCGAGAACAGCGCGTTGAAATCCTGCGTAATGTAGCAGACCGTTGGCGTTTGAATCCGAACACCAATTACGGTGCATCAGTTATTCGGGACATAAACGCTAATGCAGGGAACCAACTTAACGCAGCTCGTACTGCCATCGATTCAGGCGTTGATGCACTGGCTGACACTCCTGTCATCCTGCGTGATTTCCGACTAAGAATCAGAGACATCATCGAGGCTGAGGAAGCGTACGGAGAGATGGCACACCGAGGTGTCATCGATCTGCTGAATAAAACTCGTAACGCTGTGTGGCAGGGAGGTCAAAAGCAAGACTTCGGTCGTGGCTTTGGTGTCGTCAACGATTGGTTGGAACGATTGTATGTGGAATCAGCCAATGCTCCTCCCGGTGCACGTGTCCTACTTGACGACGCTGCTGCTGCACTTCGTAGAGATCTTGAGCGTACTGCGCGGGACTCTGGAATTGATGGAGCGGAAGCGTGGCTCCGAGGAACTCAGCAACTGGAGACCATTGTCAGTGGTGCAGAGAGAAAGACACTTCGAGGTCTGATAGAAGCAGGTGAAGTCGATCAGCAGGTGATGCGACGTGTACTGCAAGGGGGTAAGGCCGAGGAGATGGAACTCCTGGCACGAAATCTCAGTGAAGATGGAGTGCACGAAGCGCAGCAGATGATTCTACGCAATGCCATGCGAGTAGGTGGCTGGCGTCGAACTGCAGCCGCCGAAGCGAATGTGGATCCAAAACGAGTGCTGCGCTATTTGGAAGGCGAAAATGTCGAACAGCAACTGCAGACGTTCTTCCCCGGCAGAGCACAAGCGGAACTTAATGGCATGATGGAGTACCTGCGTATGACGGCACAAGCCCAAGAAATTGGTAAAGGTGTCGGCATGGCAGCATCTGGAGGCTTTACCCAGATGGGGGCCAACGTGGGGAACATCCTGACGCTAGGTCTGCTTGGTGGCGCAGGTCATGCGTATCAAGGTCAAGCCGTGCGTAACTTGTTACTGCGTTTGGAGCACGTCAAGAGTGACCCACGAATGAAGGATGTCATCATGAATCAACTCACTCCGCTGTTGATGGCAGGTGGACGTCAAATGGCACAGCAATGGACGGAATCAGATCCACAAGACATGGTGTACGTGTCTGATGAATATGCCGAAGATGAATCCAGTAGAGATCAGACGTTGATAGGTCAAGGCATGCAACAGCTGCGTGAAGCTGCTGCTAACGAAGAGGAAGATCCTGGTGGTACCACGCGACTGTTGCAGATGCTTCGTGGGAGCGAAGAAGAGTAATGGCTGCTCGACGCCTCAAAGGTCCCTCGAAGAGATTCGCTCGCAACCGAGCAGGTCATCTGCTCGCAGAAGGTGCACGCATGTTTTTGCCTGATCACCTCGATCAGGTACGTGCGATTGCAATGCAAGGTATCGATGAGAAACAAATGTCGGAGCTGTTCGACATCAGTCCTCGACAGCTGGAGCTGTGGAAATCACAGTACCCTGCATTCAAGGATGCGCTCGAAGCAGGTTACACCGACGCTGATGCTGCCGTGCTGGGTGCTTTGTATCAGGTTGCCACCGGCTACACACACGATGAAGAAAAGATTTTTCAGTGGGACGGAGAAGTAATCCGTGCCGACACCATCAAGCATTACAAACCAGACGTGCAAGCGATCAAACTGTGGATGACCAACCGACAGCCCTCGCGTTGGGCTGATCGTCACTCAACTGAAGTGAGCGGTAAGCAAGATTCACCCATAGGAATTCGGGATGAGACGAAGCTCGAAGTCATGGCGAGTATCCTTGCACTGATCAAACCTAAACCTGACAACGTGACCATCGATGGTCGCACTGGCGAGGTGGAGTAATAAGATGCCATCGAAGAGCCCTGCACAAGCAAGATTAATGCAAGCCGTCGCGCACGGTTGGAAACCGAGCAGAATAAAAGGTCCATCCAGAGCCGTGGCACAAGAGTTCGTGGAAGCGGACAAGAAATACTCTGGTGGATTTGCAGAGAACCGGTACTGGACCGGAGGTCTCGCTGCGATGAATGAGATCAACTCCGGCGTTGCGAAAACTCTCGACTTCCAAGCGGGAGGTGCAGTTGAAGACCCAGTCCGACTGGATATGGGAGACTTCAAGGATATTCTGGCGAGAGGTTGGTACACAGATAAGGGATGGT